TGGTTGTCTTGTTGAAGGAATCAATCCAGATAAGTTCATTGTCAATCTCAATCAGACCTTTAGCCAAGTTATCTGATGAGCCGACCAGAATCTCAAGACTTGTAGTCGTGAGGCCAGCGGGATTATTTACATAGGTAATGCGATCTTGGCGAAGTGAGTAACCTTGTAGGTTAGTCTTCACCTCGTCGATCAGTTGCTCCAGTGTTGGCATTGTTTCCTTCCGTGTACCAGCCGTCACCCCACAGGGTCATTAGCCTGTTGAAGTATTTCTCGTATTGCTTCGCAATGACATCCACAGAGTAGAGCGATACTGCTCGCTCTCTGATTGCCTTACGATCTAAGTTCTTGACGTTTTGTGTAGCCAAGATAAATTCTTCTACGCTACGGCATCTAAAGCCTGTAACGCCTTCTACGACAGTTTCTGTAAATGCACCCCAGTCTGTCGTAATGACTGGAGTTCCGCAGGCTTGTGACTCAATGTTCACATTGCCAAAAGGTTCTAGGTATAGCGTTGGGACAAATGTTGCTATCGCATTGCCCATCAACTCTGCTCGTTGCTCTGGTCCTACAGCTCCAACATATTCGCCGTACTGTGGAATATGCGTACCAGGACCTGCCATAATCAGTTTCTTACCGATTACTTTGCAGATATGCGCTGCAATATCCACGCCTTTGCGTGGAACCATTCGACCGATGTAAAGGTAGTAGTCGCCCTTACCTTCACCTAGCGGAAACATATCTGGATCTAAGTAACCAGGAATCACCGCATCAAAGAACATTCCATCTACTTGAGCGGCGTTCTTGAATTGTGCGTATACCGCGTGCATCCACGCATAGGACTCAAAGACTTTGTAATCAGAAAAGATACCTGAGTATCCCACTCCGAACTCCACGCTGATGTGTGACTTGTACGCATCTGCGATTGGCTTATGACTTGCGCCAGCAATCAAGCAGATAAAGTCTTGTGGCTCTAGTCTCTTGCGTAACGCCTTGATGACATTGCCATTGAACTTCTGCCAATGCGGAAGTTTGTAGTCAAACGGTGCTTCAACATAAGGTTTGTTACCTACCGCCAAGCGACGCTGAGTCTCTGTGATGCAAGTGATGAGTTCGTCTACGTTAGCCTCATTCTCAGTGCCAGCGTAGAGATAGACTGTGTGTCCCAGTCCCTTCATCATATTGCAGAACCTGCGTACCTTTTCAGTGTACGCACAGTTAGCAAAATCTTTAGTTGTGTTGGTATGTGGTAGGCTTACAACGTGGAATCTCATACCACAATTCTATCGGAAACCTTTGAAATCTTGTGTGGAGTGTCCCCGCAAGTCGCTGAAGCCATCTGACTGAATCACGATATTAGGATGGCAGACATAAGCATTGGTTTTGTCTGCTACTAGGCGATAAGCCACATCTATCCAGAGATCAAAGTCTTTGGCTGCTTGGATGAAGTACTCCACCTTGCTTGGTTTGATGCAGTAGGCGTGGGTACCTGTGGTTTCTACCTGTCTAACCCAGTAATCATTGACAGGCTCAGTTCGATTCTTGATGGCTCCAAGGTAGAAAATGTCCCAGTCTTGCGGCAACTTAGCCATATGGGTATCTAATTTGGTGCTAAATTCATCATCAAATATCGCATCATCTTCACAGATAAGAACCATCTCATCTAGCTTGATGGATTCCAAGACCTGAATGTGACTCAGTCTTCCTGCCACGATTGGGTCAATGCCTTCAGCTTTACCATCTATTGCTTTATGAACCTCATACTCAAAGCCAATTCTCTTGGCTTCAATATCAAATTGTTCTAAGCGGTCTTTCCTGCGTTCAAGATTGATGACAACAATTCTGTCAAAATACTTCACATTCCGCCTAGCATTAGGATGTCTGGCAGAGCAGTAGCGTTAGATCCGCTAGGTCCAGTTGCACCAGTCGGACCTGTAGCACCTACTGGTCCTGTGGCTCCAGTGGCTCCAATAGGACCTGTGGCTCCTGTTGCTCCCACAGCGCCTGCAGTTCCTTGCGGTCCAGTTGCTCCTGTAACTCCAGTTGCTCCCGCAGGACCAGTCGCTCCAATCGGTCCAGTAGCCCCGACGGGGCCAGTAGCGCCAATAGCGCCAGCGGGACCAGTAGCCCCAGTAGGTCCAATGTCACCTGTTACTCCTTGCGGTCCAGTTGCACCAACAGGGCCAGTGGCTCCTGTAGGTCCAACGATATTGACACCAGCAGGCCATACACCAGCAGCCTTTGGTCCAAAGATTTTGTTTGAAACTGTATTGATATAGAAGTCGCCATTTACACCTTCGGTGGTGGGATCAACTGTTCCATTGAGGACTGAGTATCCCTGCGCTCCCGTAGGTCCTGTAGCACCTGTTGGACCTTGAACGCCTTGAGGCCCTGTAGGGCCTGTAGCGCCCACTGGACCTGTTGCTCCGACACTTCCTGTAACACCTGTTGCTCCTGTGGCTCCTACAGGGCCTGTAGCCCCTACAGGACCCGTTGCACCAGCAGGACCAGTATCACCAGTTACACCTTGTGTGCCTTGTGCACCAGTAGGTCCAGTCGCTCCCGTTGCTCCTGTATTACCTGTAGGTCCTGTTGAACCTGTAACTCCCTGTGGACCCGTAGCGCCTGTGGGTCCTGTACTTCCTGTCGGTCCTGTCGCACCAGTAGAACCCGTAGGGCCTGTGGCACCAACTGGACCAGTCGCTCCTGTAACACCTGTCGCTCCTGTCGGTCCTGTAGCGCCTGTTGCGCCAGTAGAACCAGTGGCACCTGTTGGGCCTGTGGCTCCTGCTGGTCCTGTCGGACCTGTTGGACCTGTTACTCCCTGACCGCCTTGCGGTCCTTGATCTTGTGAAAACTCTACCGCGACTTGTGGAGTAATGGACTCAATGACGATAATTGTTTCACTCACGTAGTCACAGCTCCTGTCACGACAAACTTACCTTCAAGAATACGGGTTATTGTCCCGCCTGAATTTAGAACTAAATCATATGAATAACGACTTGCTGAAATATCTGCTGTAACGGATGCTGGAATGGTTACTGTAATTCTTCCATTGAGAGCATCAAAGACCATATAGCCATTAGCAGTAGAGGCAACGACTGTAGTTGTAGATGCGCCAACGAATGGGCGAACAGTCATTGTCCCTGTGTAACCTGTGAGGTTCCAGGGTGTAGCAGTTCCATTGATGTTGTTTTGAATCTGGAACTGAAAATTGAATGTAGTTGCTTGGTCGCAGATGAGATTATATTTCGCGCTCAAGATGAGATCTTTCTGAGAGCAGCCGCTGCAGCCAAGCCAGAAGTGCCAGCGAGCTTATTACATACGCCGCTGAAATCGAGATGAGTGTTAGCAGAACCCGTAATGCCAGCAATATCATTGAGTACTCCTACAGTATCTGTATGCTTTGTTGTCACACCTCTAGCAGCAGCCCATTGACGAGCAGCAAGTGCTTCGTCAACCATCTGTGGGTTGAGACGATAAGTGCCACCATTAGCAAGGCGGTTCAATTCTTGATTGAGCGTCGTTCCATTTACTCCCAGTGCCACTTATCTCTCCTTACTTCTTTTTCTTTGCTACTGCTGCGTTATCTACCAAGTTTGGATATGGACGACCAGCCGCTTTAGCACGCTTCTTAGCAACAGACTTCTGCGCTGGTGTCAGTTTCTTCGATGTCTTCTTAGGATTCTTTGTATCCCAAAATGCTTTCTTCTTCACCACTTCACCTTATCTGCCCAGTACGCAGCAGACATCTTGCCTTTAGCAATGTTCTTTGCGTGACGGGCCTTGAATGATTTTTGTCTGGCGGTGGGCTTCTTATCGCCTGTTACGCCTTGCTGACCGAATCTGATTGTCTTGACTTGAGTTCCTTCTTTGGCAACAACGACGTGACTCTTAGTTGGGTGAGAAGGCGTACGCTTGGGTTTGTTGAAGCCCGCAACGCCAGCACGTGCAAGACGCGGATCACTTTTTTTCTTTGCCATATTCTCCGTACTTTCCGAGGACGGCTCGGACGGTGCCGTTCTTATTGAGTCTGACTATCAAACCATTCTTGATTTGGACTGAGTTGAAGCCTCTGTGCATCTTGTACTTACCAGATGACATTACTTCTTCTTGCCCATTTTCTTCATACTTGCTTTAGGCTTTGACATACCTGCTTCGCTTAGTGCGATAGCAACGGCCTGTTTGCGGGACTTTACTACTGGTCCTTTTTTACC